GGGTTTCTGGAGAAGTTCTTTATGAAATTGCAGAATGAAGGAGAAACGGCGAAGTCGCCTAAGGATGCGATGTCTCACTTTGCCCGATGGCTGACATTTGAACTTAAAAATAAGAAAGATGAACGGAGAATTAATAAAAACAGGGATGCAGACAGTACTAAGCCCGTCGCAGATAGTCCAGGTGACGGCAGTAATCCGAAAGGAACTAACCCCGATCCAGCAAGCCTTACAAACTGGATCGACGGCCTCTCAATTGGTCGCTGAATGGAGTGGAACAGTCGCACAGTTGAACTGTAATGTTTCATTGTCTGACGTGGCTAATGCAGGGAATATACCTACTTTGGCAGATGTAAACAGGAGTTATAGCAACTCGATATCGGTAGAAATTATCACTGAACATTTGAAGTCAGTGTTGAGATATGCCGGTGTAGAGTTAACCAATGCCCAACTAGCGGAAACAGCCTTGTCGATACTATCCAGCTACTGGTACCTGAATTTAGCCGAGTTATGCATTTTCTTCTCCCAGCTAAAAAATGGCAGCCGAGGACAATTTGTATGGGGGACGAAAATCAACAATCAAGCTATCATGGTATCGCTTGCCGATTTTTGCAAAGACAGACGCCGTGAAATTGAGCATAGAGAAAATGAACTTGTACGAAAAAAGGCTGAAACTGGCTATGCGCGTAACGAGAACTTGATCAAAGATATCGTTACGGGAGTTCAAAATACCAGAAGAGAACGAGAAAAAGCAAAACAGGATTTCAAGGCCTTCTGTGAGCTATTTCCATATCTGCCTGATAAGTATGAGCCCAAGGTACTTTGGAAAGCATGGGGAGGCAATAAAGAGGCTCTACGTAAGATTTACGGTGAAAGTACTCCTTCCCCTGATGTAGCCGAAATGGATATAGGGATGTATTTGTGTAATTACAACATTGCCAAGGGTAAAGAGTTGGAAAAATAAATGCGGCCGGCGTACCACCACCGACCGCTTTCATAAGCATAAAGCTTTGTATTGCTATTAGGAACAGCAAATATATAAAATCTTTATGCATATGGCAAGTGAAGCAGTAAATAATTACATAACTAAGCGCTACGAGCGCTGGCTCGATTACTCTTTGTATCATTGTGTGCTTGCTAGTATTCCTGATGAAGCGACAGATGTCTTGAATGAGGTCATTTGTTCGCTCCTTCAAAAGAAAAACAGGTTACTGGATAAATTACTTGAAACAAAAAGAAATGGCTATACAGAGCTTGATTTCTTTGTTTTGAAGATGATAAAGCTAAACGCATCCTCTCCTACTTCACAGTATCGGAGTAGATACAAGCCCCTACCTGTGGATGATAATATAGATTATTCCAGGTTGGATATTGAGGATATTTCAGATGATTCAGAAGATCGAAACGCTGAAATACTTGATAAGCTACATTTAGTAAGAGAAACATTTGAAAGCCTTGATTTAGGTCCGGTAGCAGCCCGTGTTTTTGAGTTTCACTTCTTCCAGGACGGAAATTTTTCCGATTGGGAAGGCCCGGAAACATTGAAACAACTATATGAGATTTATAACGGAGTACAAGAACTTATTAGAAAGAAAATAAATGGAAGTTCATTGTTTTAATTTGTAATATTATTACTTTTGGTAAAAAAACAACAAAGACATGACTACAGAAGAAAATATGATTCCAATAGAACCTTATCTTAAGGACTTTAAACAATATCTTGATGCTAATTCAAGATGTATATTATCAGCAAAATTCGGCGATGGGAAAAGCTACTTCATTAGTAGCTTTATAAAAGAATATTCAGGTGAATATCTGTTCATTCCAATATATCCTGTAAATTATCAGGTAATGGATAATAAAGATATCTTTGAACTAATAAAAAGAGATATATTGATTAGGCTACTATCGAATAAAGATATCAACATTAATGAAATAGAGTTAAGTAATGCATCGTTATTTTATTCTTATTTTATGAATAAATCAGAAGACGCAATTTTAGATGTTATAGACTTGATACCCAAAATCAACGTTTACGGAGTTGATATAAGTATAAGTAGTGTTATCAAAAAAATAAAAAACATAAAAGACAAGTTTGATAAATATAAAGAACAATTTAAGTCAGCTAATAAGACATCAGAATTATATATCACCAAATTTGATTCACTAAAAGGATCAATATATGAATTTGATACCATTTCGC